TATTTAATTTGACAGAGGGTGAGGTTGAATTGATACCATTATATGTGTCAGCATCACCGTTAGCTTTACCGTCAAACGCAATTCTAATATCCTCTATGAAGAAATCTGATGGGAATATATTCTTTGGGTCCAAGTCTTTCTTAGATTTAATTGGATCTTTTTCATAGTCACTTGATGGTGGCATCTCTTCTTCCCCACCATCTCCAAAAGTATTCTTACGTGTTTGACAAGGATAGTCTTGAACAGGATGCTTAATATCGTCATCCTTTTTAGTCTCATACTCGTCCTTATCATCATCATAACCAGTTTGATCATCATATATACTTGTCTTACTATACTCATACTTATCTTTTTTAAACTTACCATCCTTCTCTTGATAATCCTCAACATCCTCTATCGCAGGTGCTGTTGCAAAATATACAGGGAAGTTATGATCACCAGACTCAAAGAATACAAATACATGACTTCCTATATCAGGAACCTTGTATGAACCAATATTTCTTAAACCACCACCCATACGTAAATCAGTTGCAGGGATTGCCCAAGGGAGATGGATCGTTTCTACATATTTTGGATTGTCACTATGAATACCAAGAACACGAATCTTAACTCTTCCTGCTTGAACTGGATCATCAACGTTCTCTACCACACCTCTATACATTAGAGGGTGTACTTGAACGTCATCTCCAAATAGATCAGTATTAATACCCATGAGAAATTCCTAGTGTTCGAATTCACCTTTTCTTGATAGTGATAATACTTGACGATATGGAACACCCTTAGTATTCCAAGTATGTGACACGGTTCTTACAAACCAATCTCCAGATAACTCTTCAATATTTTCATTAACACCTTTAACTTTATTTTCAATTTTAATCTTGTCTCCTGCCTTCATTAATGAATCACCAGTAATATCATTGATAAGAATATTAGTCTGTACCTGTGCTGCCATAGATGTTAATAGTTGATTATAAACAAGTGCTTTACATGTGGAAGTATCTTTCTCATTACGATAACCAGTTGTGATATGGAATCCAAACATATTGTTTATATCTTTAGGTTCTTCATATAGATCATTAACTTCTTTAGCGAGTGGTCTAGCAAGATAACCATTTTTAAGAGTGTATTCTTTTTTCTTGAACCAGTTGAATCTTTCCGCAGATGCTCCAGATAAACCAATCTTATAAAATTCTTTATGTACAAAATCTGGATAGTAATCATTTACAACTTTTTGAGTATCCTTTTGTGCGTCCTTAATACTCGTTACAACAATATCTTGAATATTAATTTCATGCTCATCTCCATTATCCATTATATGCTTTAGAGATCTAAAATGAAATTGATTCTTCAGATCAAACCATGAATGAAATCCAGCAATCTCACCAGCCGACACAGCATAACTTTTTAGATAATTGATTGTTTGATACGGACTCCAAAATGGAATACAAAAACTTTCTAACTTTCCTGTTGTATCCTCAAGTGTTTTTTCATCAACAGTATAATCGTTTCCTTTATTAAGAAACTTTTTAAATATATCCTCAATGATATCTTTTATCTTCTTATTATCATAACCCTTAGATACTTTCCACACTAAAAGATTACGGTACGCAGGGAACTGTGCAATAGTAATTTGAAAATCATCATAAGCAGATCCTACAACATGTCCTCTTTCAAACCCAACTATATGTAGAATCTCAAATTTTAATACCTGATTCTCGCCATATCCTCCACCATCATCACGATTAGATTTAAGAACCATCTTGATATAATCATAACCCTCACGCATGAGAACAAACATCTTATATTTGCCTCTATCACTAAACTTTATAGTTCCAAAGACAACGTATTGACTAATAGATTCTTGGAGTTTAACCTCTACTATATCTTGAGGATCAAAATATTCAGAATATGGAGATGGATCTCCATCTTTATTAACTGCCTGTATAGTTGGGGTTTCTCCGTTAAATGTTCCCCATGTTTGTTCACTAGGTTTTGTCATTATGCTTTTTGCTCTTGCTCCAAACGTTTGCGATACTCTTGATACATATTAATTATTAAATCATATTCATCAATTGGTATTTCATTGGATTGTGTTATGCTAAGTTTCTCACCGACCATAAAATTAAATTGACTATAAAGAATATCGACGTAATCCTCTACGACTAAAAATCGTAGAAGAATAGTATAAAATCCGATATCTCAACTTCCTCTGCATTAGCATTCTTCGACTTGATAAATTCATTTATCACTTCAAAAAATCTATCATTATTATAATCATAACAATCCATGACTTCTTGTATAACATCATAATGTAATGTGTTGGTAAGTTCAATCCTCTGAGGAAGAGACATAATATGGGCAACACTATTCTTAATGAATGCTTTACAACTTACTGCTCCACCAAGAATTGATAGTGTTGAATTGGTATCTTTAGAATATTCCTTCTGCATGAATGCGTAATCGCCTCTTGTTATTGGCATTACACATAGTGATATTGCATCGTTAATATCAATAGTCTTGATTATTTTTTTAGAATATCTATTGCGATTACTAATAAGATAATCTAACAATTCGCTGAGATCAAATTCAATATAATCATCAGTAACTACTTCGTTTCCATCTTCGTCAGCATCTGTTTTACGAATCTTAAACTTACAATCTTCGCCTCTTGAGACTAAACGAAGATAGAGAAGTAGATATACCCAATCATATATTGTTAATGATTCTACGTTAATCTTACTAACAATACAGCGAGACAGTAGAACATCTAAAGCAATGTTTAAAGTAATCTCTGCTAACTGAATTCTTTTCTTCTTATCTAAATTATCATCTAGACTCTGAATACTTTGAACCTTACTCTCAAATATCTCTAATTGTTTGGTGAGAAACTTATACTCCTCAACTGTCATTGCTTTAAGTTTGACAAGATTTTCTGGATCGGACGGAAGTTCAATAGAATCAGTATATAATTCTGTTTTGAATTCCTTTAGAAAATCTGAGAACTCATTTTTAGTAATCTGCTTCGAAGGTATATCTTGTTCTGGTTCCTCAATCTCAATGTTTATTTTAGGAGAAGGTGTTATCTTTTTAACTACTTTCTTCTTTACTACTTTTGGTTTCTTCACAACGACAGGCTGTTCTTCAACAATATCTTCTTCCTCTTCAACAAACAAATGAGGAAATAATTGCTTTTTCATCTTAGCAGCATTTGCTCTTATCTCTGGATGCTCAGACTCGTTATTTATAAGTTGATCAAGATACGCTGGTGTGACTGTTGATTGACCCTGACTGAATGAATTAACTGAGTCTGGCATTCCTGATCCAGGTGCCTTACCAAAACTCATATTCTGATCAATAAAACTCTCATTAATGTCCATTTTTTCTCCCTTATTATTATGGTGATGATAATCTACTATATTTAGTATGTTAGATGAATAGATTTTGAGATTGTAAGGAGGGGAAGTAGTGTCTATATACCCTATAAATCAATATAGATAGTATATAAAAAATTCTTTTGGTCTAATAGTATTTATCACTATAAATGATTAAAATAAAATAAAACCCCTAATTTCTTAGGGGTTTTTATAGAGATTGGATTTTTCTATTGCTTAGACCTTATTGTAGTAACTGTAAGTAATCGTTGCATCGAATGTCAAAGGACTATCTTTTGTTTCGTGACCATACTGAATTGCACTAATAGCAGATAGATAAGCGAGACTCAACTTATAGGTAGAAGCATTTCCTCTTTCAGTGTTAAGTTGGAACAAAGTCATGTTACCCATATAAACAGTTGGAGCATTCCAAACAGGACCAGAACCTTCTTCATACTTATAGACCTTATCGATAACTCGTTTCCACTCAGCAAGAACTTCATATTCTGAATCAATAATAAATTGAGCAGTTAGAGGTTCATAAGTAGGGGTTCCACCTAACTTATAAGTCATGCCAAAATAAGAAACATCAACTTCGTTAACAGTTAAACCAGGAAGTGCCGAAGTTCTCATAGACGCTACCACTCGTTGAGGATCACCCAATGCATCGAAGCAACCACCTTCGAAGGTGCAACGGAAGTGATAAGGTCTAGCAATATCATTAATTTTTTCTCTAAAATTATTTAAACTATACATATATTGCTATCCTTTTCCTTTATCTAAACTAGAATCCAGTTGATGGTACTGTACTAGTAACACCAGGATTAATTCTAGTTGCAAGTTCCTGTAGGTTAACACCAGAGCGAGTAATATAGAAGCGCAGATAGATAAATTCTGCAACAGGTGTTGGCTTTACATAAATGTCCACATACAACTCGTTATTATCAAGAACGATTGCTGTATTATTTGTCTCATCGCAGATAACCAAGAACTCTTGAAGACCACGATTATTTAGAACCCACTGTAGGAATTCATTGAAGATTCCAGAAAGTTCTAGACGAGTAAACTCATCGTTGAACTCAAAGACAAACTGTTCTGCAAGTCTGCGGCATCTACGCTTTAGGAAAGCAAGTAGTCTACGAACATTAACTCTGTTAAGATAACTCTCACGATCAAGAAGTGTCTTCTGACCATAAATTGTAATAGCACTTCTTATAACAGCAATAGGATTAACACGATTTGCATATAGCGCATCTCGTTGTGGAAGGCGGAAAGTTTCTCTAAGATCGAGAACTTCTGACAATGTTCCTCTTCTTGATCCAGCAGGAGCATACCAAGGATAATATTTCTTATCCACATCAGCATAAACACCAGCGATGGTTCCAGAAGGTGCAACCCAACGATAGATACCATTGTACTTATCATAGATCTTTAAGCGATTATGATAAAGTGCAGCGTAACTACCAGTCTCACCACCAAGGAGAAGATTTTCTTGTGTCCATTGAACAATCTGATCAACAGTCTTATATTCGTAAGGAACATCAAGAATAGCAATTGCTTCACCATTTAAGTCTTCTGCAAGACCAGCAAGTGCTTTCTTTGCTGCAAGTGGCAAATCTCCTTCGATGCAAACATCAACATCAACATCTGCCTCACGGTATAGTTCAAGACCATTAAGATACTCACCAACAAGTGTTGTAGTAACGCTTTCACGCTCTACAGACTCATAGAAGTTCTGAAGTTCACCAGAGTAACCACCTCTTAGAGCAATAGGTAGAGTAGTTGTAACTTGAACGTCTTCTGCAAGAGAAGAAAGTTTTGCGCGAATTAGAGTAGAACTATTGTTAATAACATCTTCTATGAACAGCTTATTACCATTACCATCAAACGCATTTCTATCAGTAGATACTCTATGATACTCTACTTCACCCCAAGAGTTAGATACTGTATCTCTTGAAAGAACAAAGATGCCAAATTCCTTAGTATTCGTAGGAAGATTGTTTGGAATCTGAGCCAAGAAATCAAACTCATTTACAAGTTCTGAGTATGTAACCTTAGAAAGAACACGCTTAATGACAGGAACAGCAGTTGTTCCCCAGTTCACAAATTCCTCTGGAACAAACGAATCTGACTTCATAGTTTCGCGAGGAATACTTATGCTATAAGGATACTTCTTCAACTTCTCAGAGTCATCATAACCCAAAAGGAAGATATAGTAATCGTTATAGTCGTTACCAGGACCGATAGCAGCAAGAATAAGATCTTCTTGTTTTGCTTCGCTATTGATCTCTACATTGTAATCAAAGGTATCAGTATCATCTGGATCATAATACTCAGGATCAGATGTAGTACCATGCTTAAATCTGATACCACCAACCCAAGTGTTCTCTACCCAAGCAACTCTTTCCCAAGTGACTTCGCCATCGGTTGTTGAATCACCAATATCTGTATCCCAACCAAGAACCAAATCAGAGAGTGATCCACTGTCTGCTCTTTGTGCAGCACTATTCCATGCCTGACTTGTAAGTCCAGCAGTTGTGCAACGGTAGACATAACCATTAGGGAAGAGAGGATCTGCAACACCAGGAGCAGTTTCATCTGTAAAATGCTCTACATTACCAAGTGCTGTTGCTTCAATCCAACCATCATGAACAAGATCACCAACTTCATATTCAATATTTCTACTTCTTGGATACGCACGATTCAGTGTGTGTCGAGTATAAAAACCTTGAACACACTTATATTGAGAATTATAATAATCCTCAACATCTTCTTGAGATCCAAATGTCAAGTCGGTTGACTCAATATATTCACTTACATCATTATTGTAGATGTATGGGTCAAGATTTGCAATAGTAGGTAATGTACCATCAGGTTCACTATCCGAATTACAATCGTAACCAATCGCACCAACAATAGCAGTAGGTCTATCCACAACTCTTGTGAATAGAAGTTGAGCACCTCTTGAGAAGTAACCACTTGCAGCGAAGAATGTTTTTACAGTGTCTTCACTTGGTGCTCCGTATGATTCTACGTACTCCCTCTCAGAATTCACAATATCAATCTTAAATGCAGGACCACGTTCAGAGTTTCCAACCAACACAGATACAGTATTGACTTGATTATTAACGTGATCCGAAAGATCGATTTCTTGAACTCTAACAGCAGGAGAAAGACCAGATCTGATAGTCACCATGTTCTTTTCCTCTTTCTTTGTAAAGAAATGAGTTTACACTCAATATACATATTCTAAACATATTTATGGTCGAAATATAAAAAACAACCATAAAATATAATATTTTATAATATTAATTCGGCCAGTTGGGACCAATAACTTCTGTTTCATCAAAGAGAGATGTATTGATATCAAAATCTTCGTTCTTGAAGAATCGAATTGGAATATGTAAGATCGGTCCAGGTTGTGACGTTAGAGGTTTATAAATCCAACCTCTAATGATGAAATTCAACTCTCCACGAATCGTTCTTCTTTCTGTATCTACCCACTCAATAGGAATATCTCTACCAACATTTCCATCAAAATCTATTTTCAATTCTCTTGGAGTGTTGATCAATGTAGATACGTTCTCTTTGATTTTTACAATGATATATGGTCCAAAAAACGGAACGATATTTTCTGAGATCTGATGTATGTGTGCTTCATACTTCGCAACAATCGCCAATGTCATACCTATATTGTAAGGAATAGGCATACGATCATTGTATTGACTAGAATTCTGCTTGATTCTTCTCTGTCTATAAAAATTTAATGCTCTTGTATCATCATAAGTGATCGATGAAATAGATACAGAGAACATAGGAACCTTCATATCATATTGTGAATCAGGATATCCATGCTCATACTGCCACTCAATTAATTTTTTCTCTTGTGGTGTATAGACAATATCAATTGGAGTCTCGACTCGTTGAACAAGAGTATTACTTTCATCTCGATCCTCATCTACAACTTTCATTCCCTTAAACAATGACATAAACACAATGACTTGGTTACGAACACTGTTATAATAAAAGTATTCATCATTAGGTCTACGCATACGATCTAATGGTAATGCTGGATTCGTAACTGTAAAGAATACAGGATCTGATGTTCCAAGAGTTGTACCACTCATATTATTTTCCTATACAGTACTTATTACTTTTGCTACAAATGAACCAACTTCAAGAGATAAAGTAGTTGATCCGTTACCAATTATAGTTGCTTCTGGTTCAGCATCCCAATCACTACCATTAGGTGATA